AGAAGCCCGTCGAGCTGCTGGAGAAGCTGGTCGACAACACGGACTTCGCCACGGGCGTCTATGATCCCTTCGGCGGCTCCGGCACGACGCTGGCCGCCTGCGAGGCATACGGGCAGCCCTCCTACATCATGGAGCTGACGCCCGCCTTCACGGACGTGATCGTCAAGAGGTACATCAGAATAACAGGAAAGACAACCGTGCGCTGCGTCCGTCAAGGCCGAGAGCTACCGCGCGAGGAGATCGCCGCGATCTTCGAGCCTGACGAGGAAGGAGGTGAGCAGGAGTGACGCCCTGACATAATGAGCGAGAAGCCGATCACACAACGGATCAAGGACAGGCTCGCGGCCTACACCGCCATGCTGAGGGACATCGACAACCAGCTCGAACGCCTCGACCGCATGGAGATGACGATGGCCTCGCCGCCCGGCCCTGATCTGACAGGTATGCCACGCGGATCCGGCACACCATCCGACCGCACCGGCATGATGGTGGAGCGGAAAATGGAGCTCGAGGAACAGATCGACCGCCTCAAGGCTGAGGAGAAGCAGGAGCGCAACGCCATCGAGGGCCTGATCCTCCAGCTCTCCGACCCCGACGAGCGCGCCGTCATTCGGCTGCGCTACTTTGACCGGGCTGACTGGGAGAGCACCTGCGGCGTCCTGTTCGGTGATCGGCGGGACTACGTCGACAGAGTGGACGCCTACCAGAACAGGACATACAAGATCCACGGCCGCGCCCTGCTCAACCTCGCCGCCGTGCTGGACGAGCTGGAGCCCCTGCCTGAGCTGCGGCAGTAAAACGCAGTAAAAGGAACAAAAGGGAAGTAAAAGGAATTGAAAAGCAGTAGCGACCCGTGCTATTCTATATCCTGCAAAAGACCGCCGGACACACGGGCAACGCCGTGACAATTCCGAGCGGCTGACCAGAGGAAAACCAAATAACAACCGACGGCAAG